GAACCAAAACCAGTTGGCTCTGATCCACAAGCTTTATTTAATCCAAGACCACAACCTGCATCTAAAACAAGTTTAATTCTTTTGGATACTAATCCTTTTACAACTGTAATTTCAGGAGGAACAACTTTTGTTAATGTTTTTTCAGAAAATCATCAAAGAGCTGCTGGATCAACTGTAAGATTTAGAGGACCACCTATTGTAACTTCTGCTGGACCAGCTGGATCAGATTTAATTGAACAACCTAAATTAAAAAATTTACAAGCTTTTGCAAATATTCCAACATTTGACAATGTAAGTGACTTAAATAATACATCGGGATTTACAATTGCATTAGGACAAATAGATTCTGCAGGTAATGTTACAGGAGCTACAACAACAGATCCCTTAACACAACCAATAAATTATTTTTATATAACAAGCACTAGTAATGCTACAACAGGTGGTATATCAGGTGGTGGAGATAGTTGCTCTGCAGGACCAGTAACATTAGGAGTAGTAAACGCATAATGGCATATACTTTAACAAACTTACAAGATGATATTAGAAGCTACACAGAAGTTAGCTCAACAGTTTTAAGTAGTAGTGTTCTTGACACTATAATTAAGAATTCAGAAAATAAAATTTACAGAGAAGTAGATTCTGATCAAGATAGATTTTATGCAACATCAAACTGTATTATTGGTAACAGATATGTGACTATTCCTGAAGATTTAAGATTTATTAGATATGTGCAATTAAAAGATCAAGCAGGTAATCAATATTATTTAGAGCAAAGAGACACTAGTTTTATGGCTGAGTATTATTCTGATCCAAGTACACAATCAGTAGATATTCCAAAATATTATGGAAACTGGGACGAAGAATTTTGGGTTTTGGCTCCTACACCGGATAAAACTTACGAAATTACTTTGGCCTACAACAAACAGCCAGAAACAATAACTGATACAACTTCTAGCCCAGCTCCAGCTACAAATGGAACTTACCTATCAAACAAATATCAAGATTTACTTTTATACGCATGTCTGGTAAATACATATGCATACTTGAAAGGTCCGCAGGATATGTTACAATACTATCAAGGAGCTTATGAAAAAGCGCTTTACTCGTATGCGATTGAACAACAAGGTCGTAGACGCCGAGACGAATATGCTGATGGTGTTATTCGTACCGTATTAGCATCAGAAAACCCATCAAGTAATAAATAAGGAGTAATATAATATGGCAAATATAATACCGTTTAGTTTTAGAGGTGCTCTCTTAGAAGCGAATCATAATTTTAAAGCTTCAGGCGGAAACACTTTTAAAATTTCATTATATACAACTAATCCATATTCGACATCGTCAACTGTGTATTTATCAGGAACTGGAAATGGTGAAGTAGATACAACAGGTGGAACTAACTATTCAGTAAAAACATTAACAAGACTTGGAGTGGCTTCTTCAACAGCAGTTGCTTCAGTTGACTTTGATAATGTTACTTATAGTAGTGCATCTTTTACTGCAGCTTTTGCAGCGATTTATAATACAGATACAGTTGATGGCACAGCAAATAGATTAGTAGTGGTTTTAGATTTTGGTGGAAACAAGACAGCAACGAATGGTACTTTTACTATTACGTTTCCTGATCCGACTACACCAGCTAATGCAATTATTAGTATGGCATAAGGAGAAAATTTATGGCGTTGGTAATAAACGACAGAGTAAAAGTAACAAGCACAACTACTGGTACAGGTGCTTTTGCACTTGGAGCAGCAGTAACTGGTTTTGAAACTTTTGCACAAGGTATAGGAAACAACAACACGACTTACTATTGTATCTTTAATCAGGGTACAACAGAGTTTGAAGTTGGACTTGGAACATTAGATGCTACAAGTGCAAACTTAACAAGAGGATCAGGAGCTACAATTTTTAGTAGTTCTAATTCTGATAATGTTGTTGATTTTGCGGCAGGTACAAAAGATGTATTCTGTACTTTACCAGCAAGTAAATCGGTTTATCTGGACGCAACAGGTACACCAGTAGGAGCAGCTTCAGCAGGTTTTGCACTTGCAATGGCTGTTGCGTTATAAAGGAATAAAATATGGCACAAGATTTTAGAAACAATTTACAAAGAAACGTAGGTACATCTCCAGTTACTTTAATTACTGCTGGAGACTTTGATGCTGTTATAGGTATTAGAATCTGTAACACTACTACTTCAACTGTTTTGGCTAGTTGTCAGATTGTAAATGGCGGAAACGATCACTTCATTGCAAAAAATGTAAGTGTTCCACCAAATTCTGCAATCGAACTAATTCAAGGCGGTGCAAAAATTGTTTTAGAAAATGGTGATGTACTTAAAGCTCAAAGCGATACAGCTTCGTCTTTAGATATTGTTACATCATTTATTGATACAATTAGTTCGTAGGAGGAATTATGACGGCAATAGTAAATGGAATCCAATATATCGGAGGCGGAACAGCCCCTGATGAATTTATAAAAAATCAAGCAGCCACTATGGATGGCACACAAACTGTTGAGAACGGTGTTCTTGCAGGACCTATTACCATACCTGGCACAATAACAGTAACAGGGACTTTAGTAATAGTGTAATGTCAAAAATAGAAGTAGACGCAATAGATAAACAAAGTGGTTCAACTTTAACTTTAGGTGGATCAGGCACAGCGGTTACACTTGCGTGCGGCGCCACTCAAACAGGTTTTGGTAGAACAGGAACTGTAAATTGGCAGACAACTAAAAAAACAACAGCTTTTACAGCAGCTAATGGTGAAGGTTATTTCGTAGATACTGCTGCTTCAGGAGCAGTAACAATGACACTACCATCATCACCAAGTGCTGGAAATATTGTGGCTGTAAAAGACTATAATGGAAATTTTGCAACAGCTAATTTAACAATTGGTAGAAATGGATCTCCAATAAATGGAGCCTCCGCTACAGATGTTGTTATTGATACAGATGGTGCTTCTATTGTTTTAGTTTATGTTGATGCATCTCAAGGATGGGTTGCAACTCAAGATGATTCATCAACTTTTTCAGGTGAGGATTTTATGGCTGCAACAGGTGGTAACACAACTATTACTTGTGGTAATTTTAAAACTCATATTTTTACAGGACCAGGAACTTTTACAGTTTCATCAATTTCAGGCTCAGCTGCTAATAACGAAGTAGATTATTTAGTAATAGCAGGTGGTGGAGGAGGTGCTGGTAATGAAACAGACGTTGGCCCAACAGCAGGTGCTGGTGGCGGTGGAGCTGGAGGTTTTAGATTAGCTAATTCACTTGGATTACCTGCCCCATTAACATCACCATTAGCAAATCCTACAGGCGTAACAGTAACTGCATCAGCTTTTCCAATTACTGTTGGTGCTGGTGGACCAGGAGGAACAGCACAACAACCTGTGCCATCTATTATAGGAACTAATGGTAGTCCTTCAACTTTTTCAACAATTACATCAGCTGGAGGTGGTTTTGGTCTTTATCACAATTCACCTGGTACACCTGGAACTACAGGAGGTCCTGGAGGATCTGGAGGTGGTTCAGGTAGAGATGTAGGAAGTCCAGGAGGAACAGGTAACACACCACCTGTGTCGCCTCCTCAAGGAAATAATGGTGGTTCAAGTAATGTTGGCCCTTATGGTGGTGCTGGCGGTGGAGGTGGAGCAGGTGCAGTTGGAGGTAATGCAACTACCGGTAATTCAGCACCTACTGAAGTAGGTGGACCTGGAGGTATTGGTAGTTTTATAGATGCAAATTTTGTAGGACCTACAGCACCAAGTTATGGAACAGCAGGACCTGTTTCAAATGTAAGATATTTCTCTGGTGGTGCAGGTGGTGGAGTTTGGAGTAATACGCCTGGATTAGGCACTGGAGGCTCTGGTGGTGGTGGAGCTGCAGCATTAGCTAGTGGATCTGGAGGAACTGGTAGTTCTGGAACAGTAAACACTGGTGGTGGTGGTGGTGGTGGATTAAATGGTGGTGCTGGTGGTTCAGGTATAGTAATAATAAGGTACAAATTTCAATAATTATGACAAGTAAAATTAAAGTAGATAATATAAATAAAGTTTCAGATGATTCAACAATCATTAAAAAATGTGGATCAACAACAACTGTAGGATCAGGAGCTGGTAATACAATTGTTGTATGTGGCGCAACAGTTACAATTGGTAGGTGTGGTGGTAGTGTAGCTCTTGCATCAGGTGCAACACAATCAGGTTTTGGTAGAGAGGGTTCAGTAAATTGGCAGACAGGTTCGATTAAAACAGCAGCGAGTTTTACCGCTGCAAGTGGAGAAGGATATTTTGTTGATACTTCAAGTAATATAGTTACAGCTAATTTACCTGCAGGTTCAGCAGGAGCGATAGTTTCTTTTGCTGACTACGCTAGAAATTTTCAAAATAATAAATTAACAATTTCTCCTAATGGCGGAGAAAAAATAGGTGGAGTAAACGCAGACGTAGGTATAAGTAATCAAGGTCAAGCGTTAACTTTAGTTTATGTAGATGGAACAAAAGGATGGGTCAATGTTCAAAATGCAGAGGATACAGTAGCTGGATCTGCATTTATAGCAGCAACAGGTGGAACTATAACTACAGTTTGTACAAATTTTAAAGTTCATACTTTTACTGGCCCTGGCACTTTTTGTATTTCAGCAGGAGCAGGTCCATTAGCAGTAGTAGATTATACAATCGTAGCCGGCGGTGGTGGCGGTGGCGGTGGAATTGGAGGCGGCGGTGGAGCTGGAGGTTTTAGAGAATCAAAAGTTGTAGCAACATCAGGTTGTTGGGCAGCTTCTCCATTAGCAGCAGCAAGTTCTTTACCAGTAGCCCCTGGTCCAATAAGTGTTACAGTTGGTGCTGGTGGTTCTGGAACAGGAACAGCAGGAGTGCAGTTTAGTCCTATTCCAGGTGTACCTGTTTCTACAGCAGGAGGAGTTTCAACTTTTTCTTCAATTACATCTGCAGGTGGTGGATACGGCCGACATTATGGAAGTCAACCTAGTCCAACTTTAGGAGGTCCTGGAGGATCTGGTGGAGGTGGATCAGGAAATTCATCTGGAGCTGGAGGACCAGGAAATGATCCTCCTACAAGTCCTGCACAAGGATTTGATGGTGGAGCTGGAAACCCTTCTCCTCCTTGGGGTTCTGGTGGTGGTGGCGGAGCAACAGGAGCTGGTTCTAGTCCCGGTCCAACATCTGGTCCTGGCGGAGGAGGCGCAACAAATTCAATAAATGGAACTCCAACTGCAAGAGCAGGTGGCGGTGGCGGTGGTGGACCAAATTATGGTAATCCAAGTGGTGGGTCAGGTGGAGCTGGCGGAGGTGGTGGCGGAGCCCCTGGATCAAATACAAGTGCTGCAACAGCAGGAACAGCAAACACTGGTGGTGGAGGTGGTGGAGGACAACAAGCATCCCCAGGTCAATTAGGTGGTGCTAATGGAGGTTCAGGAATTGTATTAATAAGGTATAAGTTTCAATAGGTAAATTATGAGTGAAATAAAAGTAAATAAAATTAGTCCAAGAGCAGCATGTGGTACAGTTACATTAGGAGATAGTGGAGATACATTTACTATTCCTTCTGGTGCAACAATTACAAATAATGGAACTGCAAACGGTTTTGGAGCAACAGGTGCTGTTAATTGGCAAACAACAGTTAAAACAGGAACTTTTACAGCAACAGCTGGCGAAGGATATTTTGTTGATACAACAAGTGGAGGATTTAATATTAATCTTCCAGCAGGAACTGCTGGAGCAGTTGTTGGTTTTGCAGATTATGCAAAAACTTTTGATACAGGTAATGTAACATTAATTCAAAATGGTTCAGATAAAATTAGTGGTCAAACTGTTAATGCAAAATTAACAATAGAGGGACAAGCTGTAACATTAGTATTTGTAGATTCAACAAAAGGTTGGATCGTAACCGATTCAGGTTTACAATCAGACGCTAGTCAAGCACAATTTGTAACAGCAACAGGCGGGACAGCAACAACTTGTGGTAATTTTAAAGTTCATACTTTTACTGGCCCAGGAACTTTTTGTGTTTCAGCTGCAGGTAATGCTTGTGGATCAAACACAGTGGATTATTTAGTAATAGCTGGTGGTGGTGGCGGTGGTGGAAAAGTAATTCCAGGTAACTATGAAAATGGTGGTGGCGGTGGAGCTGGAGGATATAGAGAATCTTCTGGTGCTGCTTCAGGTTGTTATTCAGTTTCACCTTTAGGAGCTTGTGTTAGTGCTTTACCAGTTGCAGCAACGGGATATCCTGTTACAGTTGGTGGTGGAGGTCCAGGTGGTTCAGGAACAACTCAATCAGCAGCTAGAGGAACTTCAGGATCAAATTCAATTTTTGCAGGCACAACTACAATAACATCAGCCGGTGGTGGTGGAGGTGGTGGTAATGCGTGTAGCGCTCCTGGAAATCCAGGTTTAACAGGAGGTTCAGGTGGTGGATCTGCTGGACACACAACTAGTCCTGGCGCAGTAAATGCAGGAAATACACCTCCAGTGAGTCCTCCACAAGGTCAACCTAGTGGAGCAGTTACATCTAGTAGTGGTAATAATTCTTCAGCAGGAGCTGGTGGTGGAGGCGCAACATCAGCAGGACAAACTATATCTGCTCCTAATAATCAAGTTGGTGGAAATGGTGGTGATGGTGCAACTTCAAGTATTAATTTCTCACCAACAATAAGAGCCGGAGGTGGAGCAGGTTCTGGTGGTAGTAGTAGAGGAACTGGTGGTCCAGGAGGTGGAGGAAATTCAGGTGGAGCTCCAGGTCCTGATGGAGGTTTTGCTGGTACAACAAACACCGGTGGTGGCGGTGGAGGTTCTGGACCAGGAAATGCTGTAGCAGGAAATGGTGGTTCTGGAATTGTAATTATTAGGTATAAATTTCAGTAGTTGAATGATAATTAAAATTAATATATAAGGAGAAACATTATGGCACATTTTGCAAAACTAGGAGCAAACGGAAAAGTTATTCAGGTATTAACACTTGATAACAAAGATATGTTAAATGCTGATGGTGTTGAAGATGAAGGAGTAGGTCAACAATATTTAGAATTACACAATAATTGGCCTGCACAAATGTGGATTCAAACTTCATACAATACATCAAGTAATACACATAATTCTGGTGATAACTCAAAAGCATTTAGAGGAAATTACGCAGGTATTGGTTATACTTGGGATGAAGATAATCAAATCTTTTGGGCTAAAAAACCATATGCATCTTGGGTAAAAGATACTGCAACTGCAAATTGGAAATCACCAATTGGTGATGCTCCAGCATTAACTGATGAGCAACAATCACAAAATGAAGCTAATACACATCTATGGGTTTATGATTGGAACGAAGATGGCCAGTCTTGGGACTTGACAGATCATAGGGCATAATTTAAAAAGGTATGTGGTATGCAAAAGAAAGTATTATCTGAAATAGCATTATATCATGGTGATGTAACAATGCCTAAAGATTGGGACATTGATCGAGATAAATTACAAAACGACATTTTAAAATCACAAGTTACAGATTCACCTTTACCATTTTCACGAACATTTGATATGTTAAATACTTATATGAGAGATCATATATATTTAGAATATGGATTTACTTTAGTTAACAAAGAAACGTGGGGCAATATGTATAAGCCTCAAGAGACTACAATACCATTATTAAATATAGATCCTGTGGATTTGCGGAACTCTCCAGATTATACATTTCTTTATGGAGTTAATGTAAAAAATTGTAATGTTAGAGTACATTATGAAGATAACAGACGTAAAGGTAGATCTTGGGATATACCATTAGAAAACAATAAATTTATAATGTTTCCATCTACTTGTATGTATTACTTAACTAACAATCAAAAGGATAATTTAAATTTTGTACAAACTATAACGTATGAATATATCTAATTACTATTGGTATTTTAGTGGTGTGTTAACACCTAGATTTTGTGATGAGGTTATAGCATACGCTAATGCACAAAAAGAAGTTATGGCTAGAACCGGTGGTTATGGAGATAGAAAATTAAATAAACAAGAAGTATTAGATTTAAAGAGAAAAAGAAATTCTGATTTAGTTTGGTTAAATGATACTTGGATATATAAAGAATTACACCCATACGTTCACGAAGCAAATGCAAGAGCTGGTTGGAACTTTGATTGGGAAAGATCGGAATCTTGTCAGTTTACAAAATATAAATTAAATCAATATTATGATTGGCATTGCGATAGTTGGGATAAACCTTATGATCGAAAAGATCCTAATAATCCAGAACACGGAAGAATTCGAAAACTATCCATGACTTGTCAGTTAACAGATGGTTCAGAATATAAAGGTGGTGAATTAGAATTTGATTTTAGAAACTATGATCCACATATGCGAGACGAATCAAAACATAGAGTGCAATGTAAAGAGATATTACCAAAAGGATCTATTATTGTGTTTCCTAGTTTTGTGTGGCATAGAGTTAAACCAGTAACATCAGGCACAAGATACAGTCTTGTGGTATGGAATATAGGAAGGCCTTTTAGATAATGTTTATAAATAGTTATTTTCCAACTGTAATTTGGAGTGAAGAAAAACCAGAGTTTGTTAAATCTTTAAACAAAGCGAGTAATAAATATATTAAAGAAGCAAGAAACAGAAATAAAGCACATATTAAAAAACATGGTGACTTTGGATTATCTCATCACTCAACACCTTTAACGATGGATAATGATTTTTTAGATTTTAGAAATTATGTTGGTCAAAAATCTTGGGAGTATTTAGACCATCAAGGTTATGATATGTCACAATATCAAACTATGTTTAGTGAATTATGGGTACAAGAATTTGCTAAAAAAGGTGGTGGTCATCATTCTGCTCACATTCATTGGAATCAACATGTATCAGGTTTTTATTTTTTAAAGTGTAATGACAAAACTTCTTTTCCAATATTTCACGAACCAAAAACCGGTGCGAGATGTACAAAATTAAAAATAAAACCAGACTTAAAAGGTGTATGGCCAGGTCACGAACAATTTCATTTAAGACCTAAACCAGGAACACTAATTATATTTCCAGGTTATTTAGAACACGAGTATGCGGTAGATTATGGTTATGAACCATTTAGATTTATACATTGGAATATACAAGCAGTACCAAAAGAAATGGCAAAAGATGTTTAAAAATAAAAAATATACAATTATGCGTCAAGCCATCTCAAAAGACTTAGCGTCTTTTATTGCAAATTATTTTTTAATGCAGAAACAAGTTTATGATACTTGTAGACAAGCTAGATACTTTTCTCCATTTGAAAATATACTTGGATACTATGAATCAGAAAATGATCAAATACCAAATACTTATTCTGCTTATGGTAACATTGCTATGGAAACTTTATTACTTAAATGTCAACCAGGTATGGAAAAAGCTACAGGTTTAAAATTATATCCCGCATATACTTATGCAAGAATTTATAAAAAAGGTGATGAACTTAAAAGACACAAAGATAGATTTAGTTGTGAGATATCTACTACTATGAATTTAGGTGGTGATGATTGGCCTATATATCTTAGTCCTAATGAAAATGTGGGTTTGTCTGAAACCGAAGGTGGTAAAAAAGGAATTACAGCTGCTAGTAAAGCAAAAGGTGTTAAAGTAAATTTAAAACCAGGAGATATGCTAGTTTATAGAGGTCAAGAATTAGAACATTGGAGAGAAAAATTTAAAGGTAAAGAATGCGTACAAGTTTTTCTGCATTATAACAATCGTAAGACTCCAGGGGCAAAGGATAATATGTTTGACAAGCGTCCACATTTAGGTCTTCCTAATTGGTTTAAACGATGATATAATTCTTAGATGGAGGCTGTGTCACCACCACATACCACACAGTCTCCTTTTAAGGAAATTTATGAGTTTAGGATTTGACGCAATATCGACATTACCATTTGCAACCTCTACAACTGAGGGCAATGTTTCAGTCGCCGTAACCGGTAATCAGTTAACAATTAGTATTGGTAGTGCAGGAGTTATTGCAGACTCTGTCACAGAAGATTTAACACCAAATTCATTAACTTTAGGTCTTGGAACTTTAAGTATTAGAACAGATGTAGATCACACTGTTACAGGTTCACAAGTAACTTTAAATGTAGGTAATATTAGCATAAGCACAGATGTTAATGTTTTACCATCAGGTGTTGACTTGACCTTGGCTACAGGAAATGTTACAATAACTGCTGACGCAGGAGTAAGTCCTACAGGTTCTCAATTAACATTAGATACAGTAGAACCAGGAGTTATTACGTGGAACGATATAGTACCAGGAGCAACAATGGTTTGGACACCAATAAAACCTTATTAATATGGCATCAACTTATTCAACAGATTTATCATTAGAACTCGTAGCAACAGGTGAAAAAGCCGGTCTATGGGGAACTATTACAAATACTAATTTACAATTATTACAAACAGCAGCTTCAGGTTATGTAGAAGTAACTTTAAGCACTGGCACAACTACGTTAAGCTTGGCCGACGGATCGTCGACCGCGAATGGTAAAAATCTTTATATAAAAGTAACAGGAACATTATCTGGTAATGCTACTTTAGCTATGCCTGCAACTACATCAGGTGGTAATGCTAACAGAGTATTTTTTGTAGAAGATGGAACTACTAGAGGACTAGCTTCAGATAGTTTTACAGTAACTTTAGCAACGGCAGGTCAAACTGGAGGAGTTCCTCTACCAGAAGGTGCAACAGCTTTAGTTTATTCTAGAGGTAGTGTACCAGCAACTTCTTTAGGTATGTTACAAAAAGGATTTACAACAGTAACAGCTGCAAGTAAAACTGCATACACAGCAGTTCCTGGTGATCAAATAGGTGTAGATACAGTAGCTAACATTGTAACAATTACTTTACCTGCAGGAGCAGTTGGCGATGAAGTAGTTATTATGGATGTATCAGCATCAAATGGTTTTGGAACGAATAAATGTATTGTAGCACCAAACGGATCAGACAAAATTCAAGGCACAGCTGCATCAGTGGATCTTACAAACAACAATCAATCAGTCACACTTCTTTACACTGGTTCCAACAAGGGCTGGCAATTCAAAACTGATACAGATTAGGGAGTAACTTATGGCTCTCACTCAAATCAAATTTGCACCTGGAGTTGATAAACAAGATACTAGTGTTGGTGCTATTGGTCGTTGGACCGACTCTGATAATGTTAGATGGAGATACGGATTACCAGAAAAAGTTGGTGGTTGGCAATCTTTATTAACAGATTCAATGGTTGGGGTTGCTAGAAAACAACATGCGTTTGTAGATACAGAGGGTAATAGATATATTGCAATCGGTACAGATAAATTTTTACTTTTGTTTTTTGAAGGACAATTATTTGATATTACTCCTTTAGCAACTACAATTTCATCAGCTACTTTTACATTTAATGGCTCAACTACAATAACAATTACAACATCTTCTGCGCACAATTTAGAAGAAGGTGATATTGTTTTATTCGACAGCGTAACTTTACCTGGTGGTACAGGATTAAACGCATCAGATTTTGAAGACAAACTATTTCAAGTTATAACAACACCTACAAGTACAACTTTTACAGTTACATTTACAAGTTCAGGTTCAGCTGCATCAGGCGGTAGTGTAGATTTAAAACCTTATGAAAGAGTGGGTCCGGCTGCTCAAACTTATGGTTATGGTTATGGTATTAGTCAATATGGTGGTACAGTTCAAGGTGCACAAACATCAACGCTTGACGGAGCGTTGGCCGCGGACACAAACGGTAATAATGGATCTGCTACACAAATAAGATTAGCTTCTACTACAGGTTTTCCATCATCAGGTGGAACAATAGCAATTGCTAATGAATTAATTACTTATACAGGTGTAGCTGGTGCTGAGTTAACAGGTATTTCTAGAGCACAAAAAGGAACAGCAAGCGCAATACATTCTGATGGTGCAACAGTTACAAACGCATCTGAGTTTAGTGGATGGGGTGATGCTGTCGATGCAGCTACAATTACACTTGAACCTGGACTTTGGTCTTTAAGTAATTTTGGTCAAGTATTGGTTGCAACAATTGCAAACGGTAAAACATTTACATGGAATGCTGGTGATTCAGCAAGATTAACTGTAAGAGCTTCTACATCTACTTCTGGTTTTGCAACAACAAATAATCCAACTGCAACTAGAGTTACATTAATATCACCTACAACAAGACACTTAATTCATTTTGGAACTGAAACAACTATTGGTTCTGCATCAACACAAGACGATATGTTTATTAGATTTTCAGAACAAGAAGATATAGACGATTATGCTATTTTAGCAACAAACACAGCTGGTTCTCAAAGACTACAAGATGGTACAAAAATTATGGGAGCTTTAGTTGCTAAAGAAAATATTCTAGTTTGGACTGACAATGCTTTATATACTATGAAGTTTGTTGGAGCTCCATTTACATTTGGATTTGAACAGGTTGGTACAAACTGTGGTTTAATAGGTAAGAATGCAGCAATAGAAATTGATGGTGTTGCATATTGGATGGGGACTAATGGTTTCTTCTCGTTTGATGGTACAGTAAACACATTACCATGTTCTGTTGAAGACTATGTTTATGATGACATTGACACCACAAAAGGACAACAAGTAACTGCTGGAATTAATAACTTGTTTACAGAAGTTACATGGTGGTATCCTACATCAGGATCTTCATTTAATAATAGATATGTAGTTTATAACTATGGTGTAACTAATAATCCTCTGCCTATGGGTAATTGGTATACAGGTGTTAATACAAATTCTATTAGAACAACTTGGATTGACTCATTGGTGTATCCTAAACCATACGCAACAGCTTATGATAGCTCAGGCACAGGAACATTTCCTTCTGTAATTGGTCAAACAGGATTAGGTAAAAGTGTGTTGTTTGAACACGAAACGGGAACCGATCAGGTAAACCCAGATGGTAGTGTTACAACTCTTACATCTTTTATACAGTCATATGATTTTTCACTACAAACTGATCAAGGTGCAGCAGAATACTTTTTAGCTATGAGAAGATTTTTACCTAACTTTAAAATTTTACAAGGTGATGCTACAATAACAATATCTGTAGCTGATTATCCTGCAGATCCAAATACTAATACAACACTAAGTCCTTTTACAGTCAACTCTAGTACAACTAAGATTGACACTAGAGCAAGAGGCAGATATGCAGCTATAAAAATAGAAAACACAGGTGCAGCAGAATCGTGGAGATTTGGTACGTTTCAAGCTGACCTACAACCAGACGGGAGACGATAATGACAAAAGTAGTAGTAAGATTACCAGAACCTAAAAAAGAATACAGCGAAGATAATCAAAGACAAATTAACAGAGCTTTAGCTGCAATTATTGAACAATTAAATTCAACATATTTAACACAACAAAAAGAAGACCAAGAACGATTTACTTGGTTAGGTTTAGGTTAATGGCAAATATATACAGAAATCAAAAATTAAGTTTAACTAGCACAGCTGATACAGTTTTATATACTGTGCCCTCAAACTCAAGAGCTATTGTTAAATCTATTTTAATAGCAGAAGATAATAACGCATCAGCCACAGCTAAAGTAACATTATTAAATTCTTCAAGCACAGTTTTTGTAATAGATAATTTAATAACTTTAGCTGCTAATGAAAACAAACAAGTTATATCAGAACCTCTAATCATGGAGGAAAGTGAAGTATTAAAAGTACAAGCAGCCAGTGGAGCTGTTGATGTTGTTGCATCTGTACTAGAAATAAACAGGGAGGATAAATAATGCCTTTTGTAGAAACAGAAGCTTCTGTTAGGTATGAGACAATTAATGGTAAAAGAGTGCCAGTAATTACGCCTAAAACAGAGGTTACTTTAACTAATACAGTTACAGGACAAGAATACATGTCTGATGCTGAAGCCATGGCTGATGTGCAAAATCCAAGCACAGAGACCAAATCTGAGCATATACGAAGAGATGTAAATGTAACCGTAGAAGAGATAAAGATAGGCGCTGACTTTAACATCAGCGATTGACGATTGAGAAAAAAACAAGTAAAATGCACGATACTGGCATATATACAAGACTTGCCTTCTTGCATTTCAACAATATAATATAAGGAACTATGGGATTTTTTTCTGGAATAAGACGTAGAATCAAAAAATTAATACCTAAAGAGGTAAGACCAGCTATACCATTTATAGCAGCTGCCGCACTTCCTGGAATACCAGGACTTGGAGCTATTTCTAATCCTTTTACAAAAGCGGCTTTAGCTAAAATGGCTACTGATGATGAAGCAGATATAAGAGATGCAGTAAGAACTGGTATAATTGCAGCAGCTCCTGCAGCGATAAGCAAAGGAGTAACCACTGCAGCTAGTGGAGATAATGCTCTTGCATCTTTTTTAAATAAAAGTAGAGCCGTTGAAGGTGGAACTTCTACAATCGCAAGAGGTATAGAAAGTGCAGCAAACCCGGAAAGTTTTATGGGACAAGCTAAATTAGTTGGTAGTCAAGCTGCAACAGATTTTGGAATCAAACAAGCAGAACTAAATCAAAAAGCTATAGAAGAATACGAAAGAGATTTATTAAAAAAAGGTATTAGAGATAAAACAGCTAGAAGAAGTGCTATCTTTGATATCTTTGTAAATGCAGGATACGACGATGACGAGGTTAATGTTATGTTAGACAAATACGGGTACGCGGACGGCGGTGAGGTAAAGAAAATGCAGAAAGCTAGTATGACAGGTTTTGGTGAGGGTTTATCAGAACATTACAAAAAATTATTAGAAAAAAGAAAAAGAAAAGCAAAAGCTGCTGGTGGTAGAGTTGATTTTGCAAGAGGAGACAGAGTAATGAAAAAAGAATTTGCTGATGTCTTTGCTCAATTAATTAAACCAGTAGAATTTGGTGGTAGCGGAATGAGCACCGAAGATGCTATGGAATTTATAAATACAAAATTTCCTGAAGAATTTAAAGAAGGTGAGTTTAGTGAAAGTTTAATGCAGGGTGTTCAAGGATTAGAGTCAGCATTTGGACAACCATTGGGCGGAAGGAGGCCTGAACCTATGAGAATTATACCAGGATTTGCACAAGGTGGAGATGTAGATATTTTAGAAACAGAAGAAGAGATTATTACACCAGAATATCTAATGAAAGAAGAAGGTGTGCCTATTGGAGAACAAGTTTCTAATCCAAGTAAAATGGATTCATTAAATGAATTATCACTAATGTTATTTAACAAACCAATATTTGAATTAACTGAAGAACAATTTGAGATGTTAAAAGAGTTTGCATCTGACAGAGCTGCGATGCAAGTTAGTTATGAACCAGGTAAATACAGTGACGATGAAATAGAAATGTATGAGAATTACAAATACAACATGAACGAACAGATGCCTGGTATGCCTATTATAGATATTGATGAGTTTTTAAGAATGGAATATGGTCAAGGTAGATTAGGTGTTGCTAAAGGTGGTGTAATTAAAAAGAAAAAAATAATTTCTATAGGAACAGGTAAATTAAAAGATTATCCAGGTATTAAAAAAATTTTAGAAATGAATAAAAAAGGTAAGAAAAGATTTTCTAAAGCAAATGGTGGATCTTCTTATTCTTTTAAAGATTATTTAAAAGAAAGAGAAATGTTAGAAAAACGAGGTAACATGGAAAGATTAAGAAAAGAATACAAAGAAGATATGCGTAGAAAAAAAGTAAAAGAACAAAAAACTATGGCTAAAGATGGTGGACTTATGAGTCTAGGTGGTAATGAATTAGATTTAAGAGGTGGTGGATTTGTACCAATGGGTAAGAAAGAAAAAGCAGATGACGTACCTGCAAGACTTTCTAAAAATGAATTTGTATTTACAGCAGATGCAGTGAGAGCTGCTGGCGGAGGTAGTGTACAAAAAGGTGCAGATCTTATGTATGATACAATGAAAAAATTAGAGGCACAAAGTTAATGGCTGAAACAATAACACGACAGTTACGAGAACCATTTGTAGAATCAGCTGGTCTTGGTATAACTAATGAAGGTTTAAGATTATTAAATCAAGCATTACCTACATCTACATATACAGGTAGAAGTTTTGTAGCTGATCAATCAGCATTGGAAACTGGTGCGCAACAAGCAGCGGCACAACTTGGAAATTTAGTAGGCACTGGTGCAGGAACAGCTCAACAAGAAGGTTCTATTGCATCTTTTATGTCACCATATCAACAAGACGTTATTGATGCTTCATTAACAGCTTTACAAAGAGAACAAGACAAAGGTTTAATGTCACTAAGAGATTCAGCAGTTAGATCTGGAGCTTTTGGTGGTGGTAGAGAAGCAGCAGCAATTGGTGAGTTTGAAGCCACAGGCGCAGCTGCAAGAGCCACATTAGAATCACAATTAAGACAACAAGCGTTTCAAGATGCAGTAAACAGAAGAAATCAAGACCTTGCAGCAAGACAAGGGTTAGGCACTTTTCAAACTCAATTAGGAGCACAACAAAGACAACTAGATCAAGCAAGACTAGCAGCAGATCAAGAACAAGCTAGAGAAGCAGCATTTGGTGATTACACAAGACTAGGATTAATTGGACCACAATTAGCATCTGTTATTGGTGGATTCCCAGCTGCAACACAAGTTCAATCAACACCTCCGCCAAGCACAACGCAACAATTACTAGGATTAGGTATTGGTGCTGCTGGATTAGGTGGAGCTGTAAGAAGTTTATTCGGACCAAGATAATGAGTATAGTATTAAGAAGACCAATGTTTAGAGGCGGCCGTGTACGTAAGTCAAACGGCGGAGTGATGGATATCTATGAACAGATATCTGAAAAGATTCCTATGCCTGAAAGAAGACAACCTAGAGCTTTATCAACTGGTGATTATTTAAGAATCGCTAGTGCAGGTTTAGATATATTAGGTAGACCTTCTGAAGGAGGAGGATTTAGAGGCGCACTTGCAACAGCATCACAACCTTTAGCTAAATTGGGTGTGGATATCGGATCGTCGATAGATGCAAGAGAGGCAAGATCATTAGAAGATTTAAAAGAAGCACAACAACAAAGAAATGAAAAAATTGCAGCACTGACAGGTGCACAAGTAGAAATGGATGTTGGAGTGTTAAAAGCACAGGGTGAATTTGGTAGAAAACTTGCAGCCTTTGATGCAGTCTATGAAACTAAAAGAGAAACTATTAATAATTCAGACATGAGTGATGCAGAGAAGAAAACTGCATTAGCAGAATTAGATACAAGATACAACACTGACAAAGAATACTATCTGATAAAAGG